GATAATCATGTTTATTCTCTTCACTATGCTAATTGGGAGCAAGATTTTTTGACTACTGCGGTTCAGTCCCCTCAACAAGGTATTGCGCCTCTCGTTGGTATTGTCTCTAACAATGGTGTTTCTTCTCTTGCTTTTACGGATTCTGAGTCAGGTGAGAGTTTTACTGCCCAGATTGATTTGAATGAAGATGGTACTGTGAAGGAATTTAAGGCTAATACATCAGATATGCCTGTTTCACAATATCGTACTCTGATTGATTTTGCGACTTCCGGTATCTCTATTAATGATTTCCGTAACGTGAATGCTTTGCAGCGTTGGTTGGAGACGAATATGCGTAAAGGCTATCGTTTGAAGGACATTATCAAGGGTCATTACGATGTTAATGTTCGTTTTGATGAACTTGACATGCCTGAGTTTATTGGTGGTGTCACTCAGGATGTTATGCCTACTATGGTGACTCAGACTACAGAAGGTGGAGAAGGTTCTCCTCTTGGTTCTTATGCTGGTCAGTTGTCTTGTGTTGGTACTTCTAAGCATTCTATTCGCCATTACTGTGATGAACCTGGTTGGATTATCGGTATCCTTTCTGTCGTTCCGGTTCCTAATTATTCTCAGTTGCTTCCGAAGTATTTTATGCGTGACAATGTTCTTGATTATTTCTTTCCGGAGTTTGGCCATATAGGTTATCAACCGATTACTTATCGTGAAGTTTGTCCTATACAGGCTAAAGCTGCTGGTAAGGATCTGTCTACTGTGTTCGGTTATCAACGTGCTTGGTATGAATATATATCTCGTGTTGATGAAGTTCATGGGCAGATGCGTACATCTTTACGTAACTTTTTGATTAATCGTGTGTTTGATGTTGCTCCGGAGCTTTCTGAGTCTTTCCTTTTGGTTGATCCTTCTCAGACTAATGAGATATTCACGGTAACTGCCGAGAATGAAGATGTTTGGATGGGTCAAGTATACTTTGATTATCAGGCTAAAGAGCCTATTCCGTTGTATGGTATTCCTAAACTTGAATAATTATGAAAGAGAAATTTGTGTCTACTGGCCGTCTTTCCCATTGTGTTGCTGATGGCCTTTTCTTGCGTACGCGTCAAAATTTGGCTTATACTCCATCTCAGATGATGAAGCTTACTGAACGTGGTATTCCTGTGTCTTCGCAGAATATGCCCGAAGGTTCTTTTTTTGATGGTGAAGTTAATCCTTCTTGGACAGTTCCTATTGAACGTGATCGTGGTGTCGATGTTGCTGATGTTTGGCAGGCGCAACAGGAATCTCGTTTTAAGTTGAAGCAGGCTCATCTAAATGATATACGTGCACATGGTATGACTCCTAAAAGTGAGTAGTTATGGGTAAATTTAGTGAAACTTTTGGTAATGTAGTATCCCCCTTAATTGGGGGTGCTACTTCTTTGTTTGCTGGTATTCGTTCTTCTAAGCAGCAGCAAAAGATTATTGCACGGCAGATTGAGGCCCAGCGTAAGGAGAATGAAGCACAGAGGCGTTATAATTTGATGTTGGCAGAGAAGCAAAATAAGTGGAATATTGAGCAATGGCAGCGCAATAATGATTATAATACACCATCGGCTGTTATGTCCCGTTTGCGTTCTGCTGGTATTAACCCTCATATGTATTATTCTAAAGGTAATGCTATGGGAGGTGTCTCTACCTCTTCGCCTGAAATGACTTCCGGTTCTCCTGCCGAGGCTGTGGATACTTCAGGAATGCTCGGGCAGAGTACTTATGGTCAGTCTGTTCAGATGGCTATGGATAAGGCTGTTCAGGTTGCGTCTATTCGTAAGTTGAATGCCGATACTCGTCTTACTGAACAGAAGGCGGATACGGAGGAATATAATACGGACATCTTTGAATCTGATGCTGCTTTTCGTAATGCTCTTAATTCTTCTACATTGCGTTTGACAGATATGGAAATCGATTTGAAAGGTTCCCAGAAGAATCTTACTGATGGTCAGATCGGAATGCTTCGTTATGAAGCAGCCATGTTACAGAAGCAAATGGATAAGATTGATCGTGAGAACGAACTTATGGCAGAGCAGATCGCTAATCTTACCGAGGAACGTCGTTCTATTATTTTGAAGCGTGTTCTGGATTCGGAGTTGGTTGAAGCTCAATGTAAGGAACTTGCTGCTAGGACACATCTTTCTTATGAGGAAGCTCGCGATTTGGCTGCTACTCGTGCTGCTCGTATTTTGAATTTGAATACTTCTTCCCTGAAAAATCAGAATGAAGCGTATGTTGCTGCTTGGGAGACTAAAATTAAACATTTGGAGTTGGATTTGAATTCTGATATGTTTGAATGGCGTAAGACTATGGAGAAAGCTCATGATGTTGTGGATTTGACTGCAACGGTATCTCAAGAGGTTAACAGATGGACAGAGACTATTAATGGAATGACTCCTACTGAGCAGGCTGAGACTGTTTTGGAGCAGAAGTTTAATAGTAAGGGCCAGCTTACAGGTACTAAGTCTGTTGAGCAGCGTAAAAAGTCTGGCCGTCATTACAACAAGCTTTGGTAATATTTTTCAAGGTTGCAGGGGAGCCGTGCTGCTCCCCTCAAACTCGTAGAGTTGGCCACCGCGGCGAGCGGTATATACATAGCTTGGTATATTATTAGCAAGTGACACATGGTCGTCACGCTGCGGGTTGCCTCTTCAAGTTATAGTTTATCGGTAAAAAAAAAAGTAATGTTTTATGATTTCGCCTATTAAATGTTCTCACCCTCGTGTGATTTGTAATCCTTATTTGCGTGATTTGGTTTTGTCTAAACATTGCATTCATGAAAATGGTGTCACGACTAATTTTTCTTGGTATGAGATTAACCAGATGGCTCAGAAATGGCCGTATGATAGGTTTTCCCCTGCGCGTGTCAAGGATTTGTTTGAGGTTAATAACTATTGGATAGCTGATACGGTTTCTGGTGAGTTTTTCCCTATGTATTATGTGGTTCCCTGTGGTAAGTGTGATATATGTCGTGAACAAAAGGTAAAAGAGTGGTGTTTTCGTGTTCATTGTGAGAATTCCTGTTCTTCTACGATTCCTCTCTTTATTACACCCTCGTACAATGATGAGAGTTTGCCCTCTGATGGTGTTTCTAAACGTCATGTTCAATTGTTTATGAAGCGTCTCCGTATTCTTCTTGAGCGAATGGGTTTTGATGTTGCTCATAAGCTCCGCTATTTTATTGTTTCTGAATATGGTTCTCCGGAGAAAACGTTTCGCCCTCATTATCATGGTATTCTTTGGAATTTTCCGTATCTTGATGATAATCGTCTTTTGAATGATGTGATGACACAGGAAGTTATTGAGAAAGCTTGGTCTTATGGTTTTGTCAAGTGTCTCCCCCTTCTTACTGGAGGTGCTGCATATGTTATGAAGTATATGCGTAAAGATGGTAAAGTTCCATCCGGTAAAAATCAACCTTTTTGGATGTGTAGTCGTCGTGATGGTATTGGCGCTCAGAAGTGTGATGAGTTGCGTGATTGGTGTATTGAGAATCCTCAGGAGCTTACTGTTTCAGTGAAAGACCCTTATACGGGTATGACTATGACTACCGCTTTGCCTACTTACTTTAAGAATCGCATATTCCCTACTGCTTCTCGTCTTATTCCTAAAGATATACGTGATTGTTTTGATGAGCTAAATGAAGCCTATCAGTATTTTTGTGTCTATTCCTCTGAGTGTAAACATGTGTATTCTGAGTATTGGATGCGTGTGAATGAACGTTATGCTTTTCTTCCTCGGAAGTATCATGGTGATGTAAAAAGTGACCTGCTTTATGATATGTCTGGCCTTCCTAAACGAGCGCTAGCTAGCATTGATGTTGAGTTGAATCGACGCTTGGCTGCTTTTGAGCGATGTTACTTAGCCTTAATGACTTACGATTTTTCAGAAGCTTTTGTTGATGAGGTTTTGCAGTCCCGGGAAATACGTCGAATAACCTGTTTGCAATTACCGTTGCGATGTTTCGATACGGATGGCCTTGAGTATGACATTATGCGAAAACGTGAGGAAGCTCGGCGAAAATTAAAGCTTTAGCATATTTTTAGCACTTGTTTAACACATACTTTTGATTAAAATCACTATTTTTGTGGTGTAATTAAAAAGTTAATTGTTATGAGAGTTCAGAAGTTTAATCAAAAGGTTCGTATGACGGGTTCTTTTTTGGAGTGTCGAATATTGCGTAGAGCGTTGCATCTTAGTATTGTTACTCGTCGGCGTAGTTTGGATGATCTTCCTGATGATTTTTGGAAGGAGTCTGTACAGAGTGAGCTTGATTTGTCGGAGCAAATGTATAATGACCTTTTAAGTCTATGAGGTTGGTTATTGCTTTACAGTCAGGAGAGGAACTGTTGAATTTAGCAGTTCCCTCCAATTGGTCAGCTCGCTTGTTGACGCGTTTCTGTCGTGAGTTTGGTAAACGTAATCCGTATTTCATTTTTAAAATTGAGTATCGTGATGACACCCTTTTGCCTTTCTGACTCGCCTTCCATCCGGACAGGGGGTATCGGGGGGCCCCCCGATATTGCCCTGAAACCAACCGTACAAACGTCCTTCGCGTGTGCTTGGTGTTGCTTCTGTTCGTACGTGGACAAAAGCAAGGCTTTGCCTTGCCTCGCCTAAACACTCGGGGTTCCAAGGGGTTCCCCCTTGGTCAGGTTTGTAAGGCGGAACGCCTTGCACCGTAGGGTATTATACCATTTATTCCGTTCGCGTTTGGAAGTTTCGGAGTTTTTTCGTATATTTCGCCCGATTTATAATTTTATGCCTATGAGTACAAAACAAAAATTTCTTGTTGTTGTCTTGATATTGGTTGCTATCGTTTCAGCCTGTTCGATTACGATTCAGGTTCAGAAGAACAATACAAACAGCACTCAGGAAAATTCGCAGGAGACTAATCAGAGTGCAGATTCTGCGCGAGTTAATTTTCACTTAAATCCATAGTTATGGCAGGTGTTTTTTCAAGGACGAATGAGGTTAATAACCACCCGAAGCGTAATACGTTCCCTCTTTCGTTTCAAAACAATTTATCGGGTAAATTTGGTGTTTTGTATCCCTGTTTGGTACAAGATGTGATCCCTGGCTTTACTTTTAAGGCTAAACCTACGTTTGCTTTGGAGTTCATGCCTACAGCGTTTCCCGTTCAGACACGTATGCGTGCCCGGATGCATTTCTTTTATGTTCGTAATCGTAATCTTTGGAAGGATTTTGCGGACTTTTATGGAAAGACAAAGGAAGGCCTTGTTCCTCCTTATTTGCTTTTTCAGCAAGGTACTTCTTTCAATTCTATGGCTAAAACAGGCAGTCTCGGTGATTACCTTGGCCTACCGACTACGTTTGCAGGTTCTTATGGTGATGTTGGGTATCGTTATACTGCCCAGAAAGGTTTGACTTTTTTTGATAGTTTGAATTCAATTTCTTCTTACACTTCGACTTCTTTGTTTAATGGTGTTTCGGAAAATGACATCTTGTCTGATTTTGAACCTCGGAATTTGGCTGTTTCGGATAAGTTGGCATTTCTTTCGTATGGATATACGACTTCTAGGTCGTTGAAGTCTTCGGCTTCTACTATCTTGCGTTTTTGTTATGAGAAGGTTTATAACGGTGATGGTTTTACAATGGGTGCGACGTCGACTTTGTTGTCGGCTTTTTCTGCTAAGGATAAGAAAGCAGCTATATGTGTCCAGGTATCAGGTATTATCAATGCCGGTACTGTTCGTGAGAAACATGTTCGCTTTTATGGCTTTCCCTCTTCGGTTAATCCTGCTGGTTCTAATTTTTCTTGGCCGTCTTTAACTAATACGGTTCTTGGTAATATATTGAGTTCTGTGTCTGCTGATGTGTCTGGCATTCAAAAAGGCAAGATTATTTTGCAGTGTATTTTTAAGACTGACCTTGCGTCTCTTTGTAGTGGTATTACGTATGATGATGGCGTAAATACTTTTAAGTTAACGCGTTTGGATTGTGGTTATTTGTGTACTAAGGAACTTTTTGCTTCTCCTTTTGATACTTTTCAGTATAACGGTGAAGGTGCTGGATTGTTTTTAAATTTGAAGGGGGTTCCTGAAACTTCTCCGTTGGTTGATGGTGTTCAGTGGTCTCCTATTATTGCTCCTACTTCTCTTACATCTAATCAAGAATCATCTGGTGTCCGCGATATTACTTTTGAGGATTGTCCGTGGACTAAGACAGGTCAGAAGGGTATTAATATATCTTCGTTGCCTTTCCGTGCATATGAAAGTATATATAATGCTTTCTATCGTGACCAGCGTAATAATCCGTTTATGATTGATGGTGTACCTGAGTATAATAAGTGGATTCCCACTACTGATGGAGGTCTGGATAATCATGTTTATTCTCTTCACTATGCTAATTGGGAGCAAGATTTTTTGACTA